GTAGAGAAACACATTCTAGAGTGCATCCAAGGTGGTATTGGCATCCGTCAGATGATCGCCTCTATGCAACACCTATCCCAAGCACCTAAGTCTCTTTCCACCATGTACAAAACATATGGTAACTTTATTGAAGCTGAGAGAGCTAAGATTAACGGGCAGGTTGGTAAGAAAGTTATTGACCAAGCTCTAGCTGGGGACTTCAAGTCTCAAGAGTTGTTCCTTCGTTCTAAGGGTGGGTGGTCGCCAACTCACACAGTTAATGAAGTTGAGCAGGATGTTGACCCTGAACTAGATGGAAGTGCAATCGACACTCTGATGGGATTGCTAGGATTTAATGACCAAGAAGAAGAAGAAAAATAGTTTGTAGGTGTAGCTTAATGGTAGAGCGACAGTCTCCAAAACTGTGTCTGTGTTGGTTCGATTCCAGCCTCCTACGCCAGTAAACATAAAGTTTCACCTTTAATACATTAACCTTGGTTTTTAGGCATAGTGTTACAACATTAGGTCATAAACAAGAATAAAGAAATTAACCCACATGACCACGCCTCAAAGGAAGATTACTTCTGAAGTTCTTAGACAGTTACCCCCAGCTAAGGTTAAAGAGGTTCTAGCTGCCCTAGGCCCAATTAAAGTAGAAGAACTCAAGCATACGTGGGAGTTCTGGGCCAGAGACAATCAACTAGAACCTGCTGGCGATTGGAACACATGGTTCATCAATGCTGGTCGTGGTTATGGTAAAACTCGTTCTGGTGTTGAGTGGGTAAGAGAGCAAGTTAAGCGTGGTTTTAAGCGTATCGCTGCTGTAGCCTCTACCAACTCGGATATTGAACGGGTTATGGTTAAAGGAGAATCGGGTTTCCTCAATATCTGCTGGAAGGGTGACAAGACGTACAAGGATAAGCCTATGGGTTTTCCTGAGTGGTCTCCCACCAAAAGAGCGTTGACATGGGCTAATGGCGCTCAAGTCTTGTTTTTCTCGGCAGAGGAACCTGAACGTCTTCGTGGCCCAGAATTTCAAATGGCTTGGTGTGATGAGCTTGCCGCTTGGAACAAAGACATAGACACTTGGACTATGCTTCAGTTCTGTATGCGTCTAGGGGATCATCCCCGTATTATGGTGACTACTACACCTAAACCTACCAAGTTAGTCAGACAGATACTCAAAAACCCTAAGACTCATGTTACTACAGGGTCTACCTTTGATAATGCTGCTAACCTTGCTGATACCTACTTGACTGCTGTTAAAGAGCAGTACGAGGGTACTAGACTAGGTAGACAAGAACTTTACGCTGAAGTCCTAGAGGAAGCGCAAGGCGCACTGTGGACTACAGATATGCTGGACAGATGTTCTGTTAAGCACGAAGACCTCCCCGACTTTACCAGAATTGTTGTTGCACTAGACCCTGCTGTTACCTCTAACGCTGAGAGTGACATGACGGGTATTGTTGTTGCAGCACTAGATGTGAATGGTGTTGCCTATGTCCTAGGTGACTACACAGATCGTCTATCCCCTCAAGGCTGGGCCTCTAAGGCTGTCCAACTCTACCATCAATATGGTGCAGATAGGATTGTAGCTGAGAAAAACCAAGGTGGGGATATGGTCAGAACAACACTAGAAGGTGAAGATGAAACAGTTCCTATTAAACTTGTACACGCTTCTCGTGGTAAATATGCCCGCGCTGAACCTATATCTGCCCTATATGAGCGTAATCTTGTTAAGCACGTTGTAAACCCACCTGATGGTGCCAGTTTAAATGAACTTGAAACACAGATGAGAACTTGGGAGCCTTTGGGTTCTATTGGTTCGCCTGATAGACTTGATGCCCTTGTGTGGGCCTTAACTGAATTGTCATTGAATGGCTACAGTAAACCACAACTTACCCTTGTCTATAGCAGTTCCAAGGGTCTCCTTAATAAATAGATAATGGAAACCTTTGGTCATGGTTAAGAGCCTTACAGAAGCAGAAGCCAAAACAACCCTTGGTGTCGCAGGGGACAATACTCGTAATGGTCAGATTCGTGCTGATGAGTTTTTGCCTGAACTCCGTGGTAGGAAAGCTGTACGCAAGTATCGTGAGATGCGTGACAACGACAGTACTATTGGTGCTGTTATGTATGCAGTTGAACAAATCCTGCGCGATGTGAACCTAGACGTTAAAGCCGCTAATGACACACCTGAAGCTAAGGCTGAAGCTGACTTTGTTAAGAGTGTCTTGCATGACATGGATCACACCCTAGACGATCACATTGCAGAAGCCCTGTCTTTCTTGTCATATGGCTTTGCTTGGTTCGAGGTTGTGTACAAGCGCCGTGTAGGCCCAAATGAGCGCCTAGATAAAAAGCGTTCTAAGCACACTGATGGACGTATGGGTGTACGTAAGATTGCTGCTCGTGCCCCTTGGACAATTAACAAATTTGATGTTGACCCTATTACAGGTGATGTTCTTGGTATTGAGCAAAGTGTCTCGCACCTAAACGGCAGCAACTATATCCCACTAAGCAAGTCTGTCTACTATTGCACAACTAGTCTTAATGGTGACCCATCTGGTCGTTCTATCCTTCGTAATGCTTATACGTCTTACGAATACTTGAATAACCTACAGGCTATCGAAGCTATCGCAGTGGAACGTGAACTTGCTGGTATCCCAGTTGCTCGTATCCCCTCTGAATACCTTTCTGCTGGTGCTTCTACTGCACAAGCTGGTTTTGTGGGTAATCTGCAAACAATCCTTCGTGATGTTAAGTTCAATGAGCAGGGTTATATTATCCTTCCTAGTGACACTTACCCCGATAAGGATGGTGCGCCCACCAACATTCGTCTAGTTGATGTAGAACTTATGTCTTCTAACGGAAGTCGTAACATTGACATTAACCCAATCATTAGCCGCTACCAACATGACATTGCCCGTTCAGTACTGTCTGAGTTTTTGTTGTTGGGGACTTCTGGTGGTTCTTACGCTTTGTCTAAGACTAAGACAGACTTGTTCCTACGCGCCCTTGAGAGTTACATTCAAGCAGTAGTAGATGTTCTCAACAAACAGTTGGTAGAAAGTTTGTGGCAACTCAATGGTCTAGATTATGACCTTATGCCAACTATCGTAGCTGGTGATGTTGCTCCCCATGATCTACGTGAACTGTCTTCCTTCCTGCGTAATCTTAATGGTGCAGGTATTGATGTTAGTAACCACCCAGAAGTTATCTCTGACCTTATGTCGATTGCTGAATTAGAGTATAACCCTGACCTGAAAAGTAATCCTAATGACAACGTGGTCTAGACACCTTTATGAACATGACCCTCTAGCCATCGCTAAGGGTGAAGTTAATAACTACTCAGTCCTAAACGTATTTGGTTATCAATCTGCTGTTGGAACCTCTGACATCTGCGTGTGGGAAAATGCTGTTCCTTATGTGTTTCCCACTACAGCAGTGACTATGACTGTAGTTAGCACAAGTGCTTCTGATGATACAGGTCTAGGTAAAGTTCTTATAACAGGTCTAGATGGAAACTACGATCTGCTTGTAGAATCTGTTGACCTTGATGGAACTAACCCTGTTACTACAGTAAACCAATTCCTGCGTATCAACAATGTTAGGGTCTCTGTTGCAGGGTTAAACCAAATTACTAACGTAGGTACTATCACTGTAAGCCACAATGGAACTACCTACGCTAAGATTTTACCATCTGTAGGTCAAACTCAGATGTCGCAGTACACAGTTCCCAATGGGTATAGTTTCTACCTAACTCGTGTCAATAGTTATGCGCAACAAGATGGTGGTTCTGGTAACTACAATACTTATAGTGTTGTCGCCTCTAATTCTGTTAGTTACACTGTCCTACAGTCCCCTTACTTTCAAGTCTATGAAGCTATGCGGGTTGGGCCTTTTAAGTATGCAGAGAAAACTAGCATTCAATGGCGCTCTCGTACTCACACAAATACCTCTGCTGTTGGTATGGTTATTGAGGGCTACCTAGTTAAAAACACAATTCAGGGCGAACCATAATGCCATACGCAAATACTGCAAGTCTCCCCAAAGCGGTGAGAGACAAGATCAAAGACCCAAAGAAACTACGTCAGTGGATGCACGTATTCAACAGCATGATTGAGGAAGGTCGTTCTGAAAGTGCAGCTATGGCGGGTGCATGGGCAACTGTGAAAAAACCCACTATCAATAAAGCACAATACGCTAACGACATCTTTACCACAGAGATGGAAGCTGTAGCCCGTAGCTATGATATGGGCCTAGGTGGATATACTCACGTTTCTGAATATAATGGACAGGCCGTTTTTATGCCCGCTGAGAGCCATGAGGCTTATTTGGCATACTATGGTGCTGAAGATGAGGAAGACGATCCAGAGACCCCTTCCAGCGAGCGTATGGAGATGCTCAGGATGGTCATTGAGGAAATCCTGAAGGAAGACGTACAGAAGGCTGAGTATCAGGGTAAGACTGTAAGTCTGAACAAGCCTCGTCGCATTCAAGGTGGCAACAAAAAGTTTGAAGTGTTCGTGCAAGATGGTGACAAGGTTAAAAGAGTAACTTTCGGTGATCCTAATATGCAAATCCGCAGGGATAACCCAAAGGCTCGTGCAAACTTCCGTGCTAGACACTCTTGCGATACAGCAACAGACAAGACTTCAGCTAAGTACTGGTCTTGCCGTATGTGGGAAGCGGATACCTCGGTGAGTGAGATGACAAAATCTAGTATTGAGGGTAAAATCCTTAAGGTTGATGATGAACAGCGTATGGTTTTCGGTTGGGCCTCTGTAATTACCGAAGATGGGGAACCTGTTATTGACCGCCAAGGCGATATGATCGAAGCTGACACTTTGGTCAAGGCCGTAAATGAATTTATGGAGCATGTGCGAGTTGGTAAGGCTATGCACAGTGGTGAGCAGGTTGGCGTTGTAGTCCACTCTCTCCCTATCACTAAAGAGATTGGTGAGGCTCTAGGTATCCACTCTAACCGCGAAGGATGGGTTGTTGCTTACAAAGTATTCGATGATTCCGTCTGGGAGCGTGTGAAAAGCGGTGAACTCGCAGCGTTTTCCATTGGTGGACGCGCTCAAAAACAGGAGATTTAACTTGCCTAACCTCCTTAAAAACTTGCAGCTTGAGGAACTTTCCTTGGTGGATAGACCTGCCAACGCACAGGCAATGGTAAGTCTCTTTAAGCGCGACAACTCAGAGGGATTTGAGAAAATGGATGAAGATATGGAAGCCAAAGTTAAGGCTTACATGGAAGAAAAGGCTTGCGGTCGTGATGAAGCTATGAAGGCTCTCGGTTATGACATGGCAAAACCTAAAACAAAAGCAAAGCCCGATCCGATGGAAGCTATGAAAGCTGATGTTGCACGTCTGACCGCTGAGGTTGATCGTTTGCAAAAGGGTCTGGATGAGGCTGGTTACGTTGTTTCTGCTGACGTAATTGAAAAGAAGGCTCCTGTAGAGATGGTTGAAGTTGGTGGTGTTTCCATTGCCAAGTCTGAAATCCCTGCGCCTGTTCTAAAAGCTCTAGAAGAAGCAGAAGTTGCTAAGAAGCAACACGAAATTGAAAAAGCTGACATTGAGTTGACTAAGAGAGCCACTAAAGACCTCCCCAACTTTGATGTTGATGTTGCTAAATCTCTCTTGAAGTCTTTTGCAGATGACAAGACTGTGATGGAAGCTCTGAAGGCTGCTGATGCTGCTTTCGCTGCTGCTATGGATGAAGTTGGTAAGGCTGATGTAAATGGTCAGTTTGCCAATGCCACCGAAGAAATGGATGCCCTTGTTAAATCCTATATGGACGAGAATGGCATGAAAAAGAGTGACTACGCCAAAGCATATGCGGCTGTAGCTAAAACGGATGCAGGTAAGAGCCTCATCACTAAATCCTACAAAGGGGAATAATTATGGCTGTTATGCAATCGCGCGATAACCGCACTTATATTGCTGGCGCTGACTTGTCGGCTGCTCAGTTCAAGTTTGTTAAAATTTCTGGTGCTAACGTAGTTGTTGCTAGCTCTGCTGGTGAACAGTGCATTGGTGTCTGCATCGCTGGTGCTGTATCTGGCGCTGCTGTGACTGTTACTCGTGGTGGTTCGGTTATGGTCACTGCTGGTGCTACGATTTCTGCTGGTGCAGCCGTTTCGACGGATGCTTCTGGTCTTGCTAAAGCCGCTGCTACTGGCAACATCATCATGGGTTACGCTCGTGAAGCTGGCGTTAATGGTCAAGTCATTGAGATCGAGTTGATCTCTGGCGGTAATGCTTCGGCCTAATCTAGACATTAAAGGATAATTACTATGCCATTTTTGACCCCCTCGGCTGTCCATATTGACCAGCCACTAACTAACATGACTCTGGCTTATATGCAAGAGCAAACCAACTTTATCGCTGACAAAGTGTTCCCTACTGTGGGCGTACAAAAGCAGTCGGATAAGTACTACATCTACGACCGCGCAAACGGCAATCGTGCTGGTGACGTTAAGTTGCTGGCCCCTCGTACTGAAGTTGAGCGTATTGGCTTGGCTATCTCGAATAGCTCGTACTTTGCAGACGTTTATGGTCTGGGTATGGACTTTGATGAGCAGACTTTGGCTAACGAAGATGCAGCTTTGGAACTCCGTTCGGCTGGTGCTACCACTCTGGTAAACCGCCTGTTGATCCACCGCGAGGAGCAGTTTGCTTCGACGTTCTTTGCAGCTTCGATCTGGGGCACAGAGTACACTGGTGTTTCGGGCACTCCTTCGACGGGTGAAGTCAAGCAGTGGTCGGATTACACCAACGCAACTCCAATTCGTGACGTTACGACCGCTCGTCGTACCATGCAGTTGAAGTCGGGTGGCTTTAAGCCTAACACGATGGTTGTGGGTAAAGAGACCCGTGACATTCTGGTTAATCACCCTGACATCTTGGCTCGTTTGAATGGTGGTGCGACTGTATCGAACACCGCTCTGATTACGGACGCTAAGCTGGCTGAAATCTTTGAAGTAGAGAATTTCTACGTCATGGAAGCTGTCAAGAACACTGCTGTTGAAGGTCTTTCGGAATCGAATGCTTTCATCGGTGGTAAGTCGGCTCTGTTGACCTACACACCTTCGACTGCTGGTCTGATGACCCCTGCTGCTGGTGTGACCTTTGCTTGGAATAACCTGCAAGGCGTCAACAACCTTGGTATCACTGTGGAATCGTTCTCGGATGATGCCCTGCGCCGCCAACAGGTTGCTGAGATGATCCAAGTTAAGATGGCTTACGACATGAAGGTTGTGGGCGCTGATCTGGGTGTGTTCTTCAAGACCATCGTTGCCTAATCGGTAATAAACTAATGGTGTGTCCAAGGTTAATAGCTTTGGGCACACCCAATTATAACAGAACATAATATTGTCCTTACAAGGAATTGTCAAAATGCACCCTTCATACTTGGGTTGGCAGGTCGATTGGCCGCTATTTACTAAACTTCCTCTCTCAGCAGATGGAAAAGAATGGAAACGTGGTGAACACTTTAACTGGTTAGAGCGTGGAATTGAGGCTGATAAAGTCGCCATTCTTTATGCTTCTGGTTATATTCACCATAATACCGAACTAGAAATTCAAAATAAAGTTGGTGATCGTCTGTCAGAGATGAGTGGGAACCAGCTAAAAACTCTTGTAAATTTGATTAACGCAGAGGTTAAAAATCGAACCTCTAGTGTCAGTGAGTTTGAGAGTAAAAGATGTAAGCAATCCACTCTAGATGATAAGCAACGTGGTCTTATTCGTCGTTTCCTTGTGGGGAACAAGTGGATTACTGAAGATTTCTACAAGATGCGAGATACTATTCTCGGTGAATAAATAAATGGAGACGATTCTATGGCGTGGTCATATAGTGCTGCTGATCTAAGTAATACCACATCCGCTGGTCGTCTCAATACTGTACGTCTACTTGTGGGTGACACTGATACGACAGACCAACAAGTTCAGAATGAAGAAATTAACTTTAGTCTGGCTGAGAACAACGACAACACATACTTGTCTGCGTCTTGGATTGCTAGGGTTATTTCTTCTAAGTATGCCCGTCTGGTTACAACAAAACTAGATGGCGCTCTTAGTTCTGATTACTCTGATCTTGCTAAACAGTATCAAAGCCTTGCAGACCAACTTGAGTATCAGGGTAAGACCAATGGTGCTTCGGTTGGTATCCTTGCTGGGGGTATCACTAAGTCTGGTATTGAAACTGTAAGAGCCAACACTAATAGAATTGAAGGCAGCTTCCGTAGGGATCGTTTCAAGAATCCACCAAGTTATGACACCCCTGAGTATGAATAAGGAGTAGGTTATGTCCTTTCGTTCCTACGACCTTCTTAGGTTGGTTAAAGACTTCGGTAAAGACTTAACCCTTAGAAAGAAGACCACTGCTGGGACTTATAGCCCCTCTACTGGCACTGTAACAGGGTCTGCAACAACAGACTATACCTTCAGTGGCTACTTCTTTAACTTCTCTGTTGGTCTACCCACTGATGATGAACTTCGTAGGGGTACTCGTAGGTGCATTGTACCTGCTCTTGGACTTGCTGTTGCCCCTGATGATGAAGACTTGATTGTTGGACAAGGTGACAATGTTACTATCGTTAAAGTAACCACTGTATTTAATGCTGGGGCTGCTGTTTGCTATATCTGTGAGGTTTCTGAGTAATGTCAACTGAACCTGCTAAAGTAAAATCTACATTCAGTGCATACACAACTAAACTTCAAAGTATGGCAGCAGAAAAAATAGAGAAAAGGCTAGAGGAAATCTCTTACTACGCAACTCACACAGCACTACAAGAGGGTGGCCTTGGTGGTGGTGTTGATACTGGAGCTTACGTTACCTCTTTCTCTATAGGTGCTGCTGGATTTAGTGGTGGACGAAAAAGAACCTCTAGGGGAAAACCTACTAAGCAAGACCAAGCTGCTAAGAAAGAAGAAGGTTATAACAACCTTTTATCAGACATCAGTGGCATAAACATCAAGCAGTTGCTAGAAGCGGGCAAACTCAAATTCACCCTCCGTAACAGAGCGCCCCATGCTAGACATGTAGAAGACGGGTGGCCTACAAAAGAGGGTAAACGAGAAGGGTATCATGTCTTTCGTAAGATTAGGAGCAAGTTTAGATAATGGCAAGCGTCTATGATGACATCAGGGCTGCACTAGAGGTTAGACTAGCTGCTGTTTCAGGTATCCCCGCTATTGCCTACGAGAACGTAGCTTTTAGCCCCACCACAGGTACTTCATTCGTTAAGGCCAAGTTTATCCCCACCTCTCGTAGACCCGCTGTAAGAGGCACTAACCCCCAGCAGAGGTATGAAGGGGTCTTTACAGTCTTCTGCTACACGCCAGAGGGTAATGGCCCTGCTGCTGCTGACGATCTAGCCGACAAGGTGATTGAAGCCTTCGATGCTACAACTGACATTTCTTTCACTAATGCTGCCTCTGAGACTATCATAGTTTCTGTTGATTACGCAGAAAGAGATAACGGCTTCATTGACAATCCTTGGTATTATGTCGCTGTAAACATCGGCTGGTATCTGTATAAATAATTCCCCACAGGAGACACTAAAATGCCCTTTTCACAAGGCTCTCGTTCCAGCCTATCGTTTGTTACAGAGGTAACATTTGGTACTACGCCCGCTGGTAGTTTTACTAACCTTCCCTTTACTACTCACTCGCTAAACTTGACCAAAGATCGTGTTGCTGGCAATGACATTCAGTCTGATCGTATGCCTCGTGTTGATCGTCATGGCAATCGTCAAGTAGCTGGTGATATTGTTGTTGACCTTCGTGATGGTGTCTATGACGCTTTCCTAGAGTCGGCTATGCTCAATACTTGGTCTACCAACGTGCTGAAGGTAGGGGTTACCCCCAATTTCTTCTCTATTGAAGACTATGCTGCTGATATCGACCAAGCTCGTCTGTTTACTGGTATGACAGTATCGACTATGGGAATCTCTCTAGCGCCTAATCAGATGGTTACTACGACCTTCGGTATGGTTGGTAAGGACATGACTGTTAGCGCAACTCAGAAGACCCAGACAGCCGCTGCCAACAAGGCCCCATTCGATGCTTACTCTGGTGACATTGCTATCGGTAACGTAGGCTCAAGCTCTGCTGTAGCTATCGTAACTGGCCTTGACTTTACATTGAACAACTCTTTTGCCCCTACCTTCGTGATTGGTGATAGTGCTGCCCCTTCGCTTGAGTATGGTCGCGCAGAGATTGAAGGCACTATTACAGCTTACTTTGAAGATACGGCTCTGATTAACCGCTTCTTGAATGAGACTGAAACAGAACTAGAAGTATCGGTGAATGACCCAACTGGGACTAACGCCTACACCTTCCTATTCCCCCGTATTAAGATCAACAGTGCTGATGTCCCTGTAGATGGCCCAACTAGCCGTATCATCAATATGTCCTTCGTGGCTTTGTATGACTCGACTGAGCTTTCTAACTTGGTCATCACTCGTACTGCTTAAAAGCATCCCTAGCTAGGGTAGAGGAAGCATAGGTGTCGGGTCTTATGCTTCCTCGCACTATTACCTAATACAATAAATAACCCGACAAAACAACCAAAAACCCCGACGATTTACCTTAAAGGATAACCCGACTATGACCGACCTTCTTGACCTGACCCCTAACTCTGAAATTATTGTTGTTACGCTTAAGCACCCTGCCACTGATGAAGTGCTTAAGAATGAAGACAAAAGTGACATGACGATTACCCTATTTGCCCCTCACTCTAAAGAATACAAGAAAGTTCTGCATGAGATGACCAACAAGCGTCTTAAGAAGATGCAAGGCAAAGGGACTAAAGATATTACAGCAGAAGAAATTGATGAAATTTCACTTGATAGCTTAGCTAAGACAACAAAAGAATGGAATATTACCTTTAGTGGTGAGAAGCCTAAGTTGTCTCTAGATAAAGCTCGTGAGGTTTACGATAAAGTATTTTGGATCAAGGCTCAAATTGAACAAGCATCGGAAGAAATTCTGGGTTTTATGAAAGCCTAACTTGTCAGTTGTGCGAGTGGGCTGAACATCAGTTTAAGCTCAACAAACCTGACAAGGATGGCATTACAGAACGAGAGCATCTTGAACAAGTAGAAAGGCAGATTGGACGTAGACTTGAAGCATTGGAACCCCCGACAGATTTCCCAATGGTCTTAAGTCACGTCTGGTCTGCCTATTGTCGTTTAAGTAACAGAAGAAACCAAGGTTTCAATGGGCCAGATCGACTTACCCCAACCGCAGTTAAAGACTGGTTGGAAATAACAGGTGAGGTATTGAACTACTGGGAAGTAGATGTTATATTTCGACTGGATGATACATACATGAGGTGTCTAAATGGTTGACGAAAAGTGGTGTAATGATTGCAAAACATCTCTCCATATCTTAGACTTCTACAAGGATAAAAGCGCACCCGATGGGTTTGACTATTTCTGCAAGCTGTGTAGAAAAAAGCGGAAGTTGTCACGAAAGACCCACGAGAATGACTACCACAAAGAGTATAGGGATAGTCATCAGAAGAAGCGAGAACAATACTCCCGTCAGTTTAACAAAGAAAATAAAGACTACTTCACAAACTGGGGGCAGTTAAACAAAGGTAAGACGAGAGCCTACTCTAAGAAATACCGCTCCATAAAGTCTAAAGCAACCCCACCTTGGGTGACGGAAGCTCAGTATGAAGCAATAGAGTCTTTTTACCTACACGCAAGGGATTGCGAAGTGGTCAGCGGCGAAAAATATCACGTAGACCATATTGTCCCACTACAGGGCAAGAACGTCTGTGGCCTCCATGTCCCTTGGAACTTGCAAGTGTTGCCCGCTGACATAAACATTTCCAAGTCAAACAAATGGTAAGCAATAGAAGTGCAGGGTTTTCTGGGCCTAATCCAATTACCTTTGAGCAGATAAAAGCATGGAAAGAATTGACTGAAACACCGATAGATGCTTGGGAGATAGAAGCAATTATTAGGTTAGATGGGGTCTATATGGGGGTGGCTAATGGCTGATGACATTTTTTTAACTATTGGGGTAGAAACTAAGGGTGTTCTTACTGCCATTAAGACTACGCAGACGTTAAAGAATAATATCGAAAAGCTAATCAAAGCTAGAGAAAGAAATCAGATAAGTGACGCCCAGCTAAACGCCTCTCTGGAAAAACTAGCAAAGAACTCTGGTGCTTATGGTAAACAAGTTGATGGCGTAACAAAGTCTGTCTTAGCTGCTAATAAGGCTCAGAAAGAAGCTGCTGCTACTGCTAAACAAGCAAAAGACGAGGAGAAGGCTCTAGCACAAACTCGTCGGGAAACTATTGCCCTTAACAAACAAGTTAGCGAACAAAAGAAACGAGAAGCAGCAGAAACTGCAAGGGCAGCGGCAGAAGAAGAAAGGCTTAAGAATAAGTTTGTCGAAGGCCACTTGGCCATGCAGATTTACTCTAGAGAACTTAATGACCTTTCTGTTGCCCGTAAGGCTGGTATCATCACTGCTGACCAACAAAGAATCAGCCTTGATAAACTAAACCAAGAGATGGCTACAGGCACTGGTGTTTTTGCTACTTACGGAAACCATGTAAACCAGACTAAAGGTTATACAAACAAACTTGGATTAGTAACTCAGCAAGTCGGTTATCAATTCGGTGACTTAGCAGTTCAAATTCAATCTGGTACTAACGCCTTTGTTGCTATTGGTCAGCAGTTTACCCAGCTTGCGGGCCTAGGCGCGCAGTTATCAAAATCAATGGCCATGATTGGTGTATTTACTGGCCTTGGTATTGCTATCCCTATCATCACTGGTATTCTTGCCTATATGACTAGGACTAAGGAAGAAACTAGTAATACTGTTGACGTATTCCAGAGATTAACGGAAGCTACCAAACAACTCGCAGTGGAGCGCATGAAGCTCACTGACCCTACGTTTGATGAAAATCTCCAAGGGACTAAGGAAAAACTGGCTGAACTAACCAAGGCTTATGAAGACGCTAAATTAGCCGCTCAAAACACGGGTCTCGGTAGATTTGCTGCTTCTGCTAACGCGCAAGCTCAAGGGGAAATAAACGCTACCAAAGCTATTGTGGATAAGGCAAAAGCTCAACTTGATGCCTATCAACAAGAGGTAGGACTTGCTAAAGCGCGGGAGATGAATAACGCCCGTATTGATGCTCAGAATGAACAAGGTCTTCGTGATCTAGAGGCAAAGAGAGCATTAGGTATCTCTATCCTATCGACGATAGTAGAGGAATCTAAAAAGAGGGCTGAAATAGCTAGGGACATTGGTGAAGCTCATCTTAGCGCCCTTGGTATTGAAACCGCAAATATGGAAGGTGGTATCAATAGAGCAGCAGAAGCCGCCAGAGTACTTGCCAATAACTTAGGTATCTCTCTGTCTGCTGCCACAAATATGGTTAATCTGGCCGCTAGTGATAGGCTAAATCAACTTAAGTTTGAGTTTTCTGCTGGCGGACAAGCCCTACAGAAGTATGGTTCTCGTGGTGCTGGCGTTGGTGCTGGTATGCCTGTTATTGGTTCAGATGGTAATCCATTAGCTGTCCCAAGTATAGGTGGTAATGGCGCAGGTGGTGGTGGTGGTTCTGCCCCTAGTGACCCTCTCGCTGATCTGATGAAAAGAATAGAACTTGAAAAAGAACTACTAGGTACATCAGAAGCGTATCAAGAGGTTATGCAGGCTATTAAGAGTTCTGATAAAGAGTATTCTGATGCAGCTATTCAAGGTGCTGTGGCCCGTCTTGAGGCTATCAACAAAGAAAAAGAAGCCCTGCAACAGATGGAATCTCTGCAACAAAGCATAGCTGAAACTATCGGTGATGGCTTTATGTCTATGGTCGATGGTACAAAAACTGTCAAAGAAGCTTTCAGAGACATGGCCCGTGACATCATCAAACAGTTGTACGAAGTCCTTGTTATCCAGCGTATTGTTAATGGTGTTAAAAGTATCTTAGGTGGCAGTGGACTGTTTGCTGATGGTGGTGCATTTAGTGCTGGTAGACAAATCCAAGCCTATGCTAATGGTGGTGTTGTTGGTGGCCCTACTTACTTCCCCATGTCTGGTGGTAAAACTGGTTTGATGGGTGAAGCTGGCCCCGAAGCTATCATGCCTTTGAAAAGAGGTAAGGGTGGTAAACTCGGTGTATCTGTAGAGGGTAGTTCTGGTTCGGTCAATGTAGTAAATAACATCAACGTGACAGGTGGCTCTGATCCTGCTGCTATTCGTGCTGAAGTGGCTAAACTTATGCCACAGATTACAAGTGCAACTAAGAGTGCCGTTATTGATGCTCGTAGACGTGGTGGACAAATGAAAGCCGCCTTTAACTAAGGAAAGACCCTATGGCAATTAGTTATCCACTGACATTACCTACATCTATTGGTATTGCTAATATCACCTTGTCTGCTAATAATGCTGTTGCAATCAGTCAGTCTCCCTTTACCTTTCAGCAACAAATCGTTCAACACGCTGGTAAGAGGTGGACGGCTTCAGTTTCTATCCCACCAGTTCGCAGAGACCTAGCTGAACCTTGGAATGCTTTTCTATTGTCTCTAAATGGGCCTGTAGGAACCTTCTTGTTGGGAGACCCTAATGGCAAGGAACCTAGGGGAACATCTTCTTCAGCGACTCTCACAGGGACTGCTGGCTCATCTAGCCCTACTATCACTAAGACAGGAACTTTGTTGGCTGGGGATTACATTCAGCTTGGTTCTGGTGCTACAGCTACTCTGCACAAGGTTCTTGAGGATAAGAGTGGTAGTGGTACAATAGAGATTTGGCCTGCCTTACGTTCCTCTGTAACAGGGGCTACTGTAATACTGACTAACACTGTTGGTAGGTTTCGTCTGTCTAGTACTCAACAGTCCTTTAGTATTGACAGCGCAAGTATCTATGGCATTAGTTTTGATTGTGTAGAGGCTTTGTAACATGAGCAGAGATATAACCTCAACAGTATTAAACGCACTTGATGATGCTGTCATTCAACCTTTCTTTGCTGTTGACTTAGACCTTGACTCTGGGTCACTTTACCTTTGGTCTGGTTATGGTGACCTAGTTATTGGGGGTAAGACCTACCTTGGTGCAGGGCAACTACTAAACATCTCCTCTGTAGCTGAGACAACAGAGATGGAAGCTAAGGGTGCAACTATCAGTGTGTCTGGCATCCCTTCTAGTTTCCTCTCTCTAGCTTTGACTGAACCTTATCAGGGCCGCGAGTGTCGTATTTACTTTGGGGTAACTAGTAGCCCATCTAACTATGTAGAAGTGTTCTCTGGTGAACTAGACCAAATGAACATAGAGGAGCAAGTTGAGAGTGCTAGTATCTCTATTACTGCTGAAAACGTGCTTGTTAAACTTGAACGCCCAGTTGTCAGACGTTTTACTAATGAAGATCAAAAATCTAGGTTCCCTAATGATCGTGGGCTAGAATTTGTTGCTTCGTTACAAGACAAAGAAATCTTCTGGGGAAGGAGAGCTAAGTGATAAAGTACCAACAAGAATCTCTGTCAACTTGTAAGTCTGATGCTATCCCACTTTTAGAAAAGCATTGGGAAGAAATAGCCTTAAATAAAGATAAGATTAAGTTGAACCCAGATTGGGATGCTTACGCTAACCTAGAAGATATGGACATACTAAAAATATTCACCGCTAGGGATGCAGAGAATAAACTTATTGGGTACTTTGTTGTTTTTGTTAAAGCTCACATACATTACAAAGATAACTTGTTTGCATACAACGACATTCTTTTTGTTGACCAAAACTATCGTAAGGGTTTCACTGGCCCAAGGCTTATGAAATTTGCTGAGAAGTGCTTAAAGGCAGATGGTGTTGACGTTATCATTGTGAACACTAAGAGACATAAACCTTTTGATTCCCTTCTTCTTTGGTTGGGTTATAAGCACATAGAAAATCTTTACTCAAAGGTGTTATAATGGCAGTTTCGGCAGTAGCAGCATTAGTATCCACAGGTGTAACAGCACTTACGGGGGCTACTCTTATAGGCGCTAGTGTCCTTACTCACTTTCTTGTGACCACAGCTATGGGCGCTGCCCTTAATGCCCTTACCCCAAAACCCTCTGTCTCTGGTGCTGGTGGTTATAGTATTCAGGGTCAATCTGGTGCTGCTCTAGACCATCAGATTATCTATGGTGAGACAAGAGTTGGTGGTGTTCGTATCTATGATGTTTCTACTGGTGGTGAAAATAAATACCTTCATAGAATTATTGCCTTTGCTGGACACGAGATTGACAGCTTCCAAGAAATCTACCTTAATGACCAAGTTGTAACTATTAATGGAAGTGATGAGGTAACTTTTCCAAATCGTTATGATGGTAATGTCCGCATTAAAACCTATCGTGGAACAGATAACCAACAAGCTGATGGGGAGTTAATTTCTGCAACCTCTGGTCTTTCCGCAGCTAAAGGTAAGTGGACAAGTGAACATAGACTTCAGGGTATCGCATATATCTATGTTAGGTTCAAATACGATGAGAATGCTTTTCCAAATGGTGTACCCTCTGTATCTGCTGTAATACGTGGTAAGAAGGTATTTAACCCAAACACCAATACCACAGCTTGGAGCGATAACCCAGCCCTTTGTATCAGAGACTACTTAACTTCTGATTATGGGATGAACCAACCATCCTCTCGTATTGACGATGACCTAGTTACTGCTGCTGCAACAATCTGTAACCAGACTGTAGGTAGTGAAAAGCGTTACACTTGCAATGGTACTTTTATTACAGGAGCAGAACCTTCTTCTATCCTAAGTAGTTTATTAACTTCTATGGGGGGATTGTTGTGGTATGGACAAGGTAAATGGAGAGTAAAGGCGGCTGCTTGGACTGAACCCACTGTATCCTTTGATGAGGATGATCTACGTTCTGGCATATCCCTTTCAACTAGGTATTCCCGCAGAGATAACTTTAACTCCGTCAAGGGGACGTTTAAAGGGACACAAACAGACTACCAACCAGCAGACTATCCAATAGTAGACAGCGATACTTATTTAGCCATTGATGGTGGTGTTGTCAACACTCTTGACCTATCTTTGCCGTTCACTGACTCAAGTGCCATTGCAAGAAGAATTGCTCAAATTGCCCTAAATCGTAATAGAGAGCAACTTACATTTAGTGCAGCTTTTGGTATGAGAGCTTTTCAAGTTCAGGTTGGTGATTTTATTAGTATCAGTAACGAAAGGTTTGGTTGGACTAATAAAGCTTTTGAAGTTGTAGAGTGGAACTTTGGCTTAAATGAAGGGCTTGATATTCAAGTTCGTATGACACTTAGAGAAATCAGTCAAGGTGTCTTTACTGCTGGTGTTGAAAAGAACTTTGAGAATAACAATACTACTTTACCTGACCCATTTGAGATTATACCCCCAGGAATCTCTATTGATGATGAACTTCGTATTGTAAATGAACAAGTAACTGGTGTAATTCTTGTTGAAATAACTAGTGCAAATAACCTCTTTGAAGAATACTTTGAGGTAGAATATAAGAAATCTGATGCAACAAGGTATATCCCTGTTGGGAAATCAAACTCTACCCTATTTGAAATCCCCTCAATAAGCGATGGTTTCTATGACATACGGGCTAGATCAGTTAATACCCTTGGTATCAGGAGTGAATACAGCACTGTATCAGAATGGTATGTTAATCTCTTTGCCCCTCCCCCCTCTGCTGTAGAAGACTTTACTGGGAATGTTGTTGGTAACTCTTTGCACTTAACTTGGAGTGCAGTTCCAGACTTAGATTTGTCTCACTATAGGATTCGTTACTCAACAAAAACCACAGGCGCTAGTTACCAGAATGCTATTGACTTAGTTGAAAAGGTAGCAAGACCTGCTGTTAGTGTGACAGTCCCAGCAAAGACGGGTACTTATTTTATTCGATCAGTAGATAAACTGGGTAATGCCAGCGAGGATACTTCTAGTTTTGTTGTTAGCATTAACGTAGATTTCCTTGAAAACCTTAACGTAGTAGAAACCTTCACAGAACACCCTGCATTCACTGGCAACAAGACGAATGTGGTAGACATAGATGGTTACCTAACCCTAAACACTTCTACTTTGTTCGATGATATAACGGGTAACTTTAATGCCCAAGAGGGGGTTTTTGATGGCGGCGGTAAACAAGGTCAGGTAGCGAGTTCTGGTATCTATCAGTTCTCCAATTACCTTGACCTCGGAGTAAAGTATCAAAGTAGGGTTAAAGTAAACCTAGAGACTTTGCTATTAGACTATGCTGATACTTTTGATCTAGCAACTGGTAATTTCGATGCTAGGAATGGTAGATTTGATGGAGACCCCTCTAAGTTTGATTTAACTTCCGTGAGTCCTCAAGTCTCTTACACAGACGATGATCCAGCGGGTTCTCCCACTTGGTCAGCTTGGCAAAACATTGTTGTCAGTGATATTTCAGCTAGGGCCATTAGGTTCAGAGTTGTGTTAAAAAGTAAGTCAACTAAGTTAGCCCCAGCAGTTACAGCACTTGTAGCAAAGATAGATATGCCAGACAGAGTTGTATCTGGTAAAGACCTTGCTTACACGGGAAGCAGAGTTATTACTTTCCCTGTTGCATTTAAAGATACACCAGCACTAGGTATTGCTGCTGTTCTTGCAAGTGGGGATAGGTATGTAATCTCAGCTAAAAGCAGGACAGGTTTCACTATAACCACACTAACTGGTGGAAGCACTAGTACAAACCCGACAACGATTGATTATGTAGCTAAGGGCTACGGCAGGGAGATAGTATGAGCCAAAGTAATTTCGACATAGCCAACCAAGGGTTTCCTTCATTTAGGGGGAATTTGAACGATGCACTTCAAGCCTTGGCTTCAAACTCAGCGGGGGCAGCAGCCCCCTCAACAACTTACGCCTATCAGTTTTGGTATGAGACTGACACTAATATCTTGAAGATGAGAAACGCTGCTGACTCAGCTTGGATTAACATTTTTACTTTTGACCAAGGCGCTGGAACTTGGAGTACATCTGAATCACGAGTTGTAACTAACTCCGCAAACGATGCTTTTCGTATTACTCAAACAGGAACGGGTGATGCTCTTCTGGTCGAGGACAGCGCAAACCCAGACAGTACGCCATTTGTCGTTACAGCCACGGGAGCGGTTGGCATTGGAACTAAAACCCCCACCGAGGAACTTCAGGTAAGGTTTGACAATGCATCTGGACTTGGGGCCGTTGTGGCCCTTGCCAACGTAAATACAAGCGGCGCAACAGGCAACCAAGTTGGTATTGGACTTTCAGCCTTTACTGATTTGGCGATTAGCAGCGCATCCTACAGGGGCGCAACCATTGTTGCAGAGACTTCCGCCAGTGGTAACTCCCACGACCTGATATTTTCCACCAGTCAGACATCTGCCGCCCCCGCAGAACGCCTGAAGATTACATCCACTGGTAGCCTTATTCTCACAGGTTCCACAGCACAAAAAGCCACAGGTACAACATGGTCAAACCCTTCTGATCAGCGTCTGAAGCATAATATTACAAACTACCCTAAAGGTATTCCTGAGTTAATGCAGGTGCGTGTCTGTGAGTGGGAATACAATGGCAAGGGTGGAACAGTTGAAGGCGAGAGGGGCATTGGTGTTATTGCTGATGAAGTGATGACTGTCCTGCCAAACACGGTTGAAACTTATGATGCCAAGCTAAATGATACTGATGAAGAAACTACGGCTATTAAGAAGTTTGATGCTACTGAGATTACTTGGCTGCTGGTTAAGGCTGTGCAAGAACAACAGGCTATCATTGTATCTCTTGAAGCGCGCCTAACTGCTCTAGAAAACTAAAGCATTTAAATCATGCGCATTAAAAATATAGACGCTATCAAAGAACATGAAGCACTAAGGTTGACCTCTTACCTACCAACACCGAATGATGTTTGGACTATTGGTTGGGGTCACACTAAGAATGCTAAACCTAACATGACTATTACTGTTACCCAAGCTGAGCAGTTTCTTAGAGAAGATTTGGCTTGGGTAGAAGATACTATCGACAAGCTGGTCAAAGTACCTCTCACACAGAACCAGAGGGATGCTACAGGCTCCCTGATCTTCAACATAGGTGGTGGATCATTCTCTAAGTCAACAGTGCTTCGTAAGCTCAATACAGGGGACTACAGAGGGGCTGCTGATGCCTTCCTGATGTGGGACAAACAGCGAGATAGACAAACGGGTAAGATGGTTACACTTAGAGGTCTCACTATACGTAGGAAAAAAGAGAGAGATTTGTTCAATGCCTGATGAACCTTGGCACTTATCTAAGAGCGTCCCTATAACATTTGTCTTTGCTATTGCTTGTCAAACAGTTGCTATTATCTGGTTTGCAGCTTCCCTTAGGAATGATATTGACTCTAACTCGGAAGACATCATTCGTCTTGATGCTAGGACTTCTAGCCTAGAGGTTGTTGTACAGAGTCAAGCAATCACTTTAGCCCGCATAGATGAGAATATCAAAGGTATTAGAGAACATCTCGAAAGAGGTAAATAAAACCTATGAGACAACTTGTGAAGAAGACATTCAAGAGGGAAGTAGCGGTAATTCTTCTGCTATGGTTTTTCTACGTTGTAGAGGTGAAAGATGACAAGATTATCGAAATTCTCGTTTGGCCAGTCTTTACGTTTGTCACTGCTGCTTTTGGTCTTGACCAGTATAGCAAGTTGCGGGACAAGCCCTCTGGGCCTTCTAACGGGCAGGGGAACTAACGTAGCAGCCAATACCCAGATTGGTAAGACTAACACACAAACCCTAGGGACAACAAACAACACTGAACAGAGGTTAGAGTTTGACACTGCTGATAGGGTCTTTCAGTCCACAGATAACAACAGGGTTAAGACTGAAACAGTAGAGAGTGTAACTGTCAATGAGACTAACCCTTGGGTAATTCTGTTACTAGTGCTTGGTTGGTTGTTGCCTAGCCCACATGAGATTGGTAGGAGCATCAGAAGCCTATTCTCTCGTAAGAAATAACAATAAGACACAAATAGTAAAGCCGCAAGTATCCCAACGGACGCTTGCGGCTTTTTGTTATTCTATGGCTATTCTACTTCTTCGATAAGACGTTCCAAATACCAACGTGCTTTCTTTAGGTCTTCAATACCATTCTTGTAAGGGAAGCGGTGAAGATACTTAGCGATATTCCCACGAAGGTAACCTTGATACTCCTCTTTAGTAAGGAAGTCAGAGATGTATTCAATAGCCTCAATCTTACCTTGACCATAGTGAGATGGGTTGTTTACATTGTCCTTTAAGATAAAGTCTTCTTGGGCAACTTCTTCTATGTAAGGCTTAAAATAGATTTTCCAGTACTTATCCTCTCCACTCCAACAAGGATACGCGCGATCCTTTGCCAAATTTCTAAAATAAATAACCTTGTCCAAATCTGTTATTTCAACAACTTCATCTAGAACAACATCTGAACAATACGGGTAGTCTACTTTAGCCACCCACTTACTTCCAACCTTAAAGTCTTCTGTATTCATATTTATAGCCCCTCCTTCAAAAACACCTTGACCCACTGGGCCGTTATATCTGATCTGATAATGTCGTCAACCCCAAACTCTACAATAGCTACGGGCAACATATGCTTCTTAGCTAGGTGGATAACCTTAGTCAGACCATCCGCCTCTTTAAGGTCACTTTGTTGCACATCACCATTGAGTACGATAGTAGAACCCTCTCCAACCCTTGTCAAGAGCATCTTAAGCTCGTGTGTAGTAATGTTCTGTGTCTCGTCAACAATGATAAAAGCATTCTCAAAAGACCGACCACGCATAAGAGCTAGGGGAGCCATCTCAATATTACCACCCTTAATAGCAATCTCTACTGTAGCCTTACCCAAGTGCTTATCTAACACATCAAGGACAGGTAAGGCCCAAGGTAGCGTCTTCTCATGTAGATCACCCTTCAAGAAACCTAACTCTTTACCTACAGATACCATAGGTCTTGTGATAACGATCTTGTCAATCTTCTTTAGTGTGTAGAGGTCAGCAGCATAGGTTGCTGTAACATAAGTCTTCCCCGTACCAGCAGGCCCAAGAATAAATACTTGCCGACTAGACTTTAGTGCATCAATCAATTCTTGTTGTTTAGGTGTTTTAGCTACTAGTCCAGAGACAGTCTTTACATCAGCGTTCTTATACTTAGTGGCACGGCGAGACTTAGGGGTTTCCGACACAATTACTCTCCACTTTCAGGATTAACCACATTATCAAAACTAAGGCTATTCATATCCATCAAAGATACCCCATTAAAGTAAACTCCCACATCAGCTAGATGAAGTGCTACAGCTAAAATATCAGCGTCACTATAAGAAGTTTTTACATCGTAAGGTATAAGTCTAGCCATACCTTTACCCTCAATTTTTACTACCCGCACCCCCGAAGCCTCAGTCTCAATATCAATCCGCATTAGTTACTCCCTTAATTAAAGTTTGGCCTGCCTTGAGGGACTCGAACCCCCGACCTGAGAATTAGAAGTTCCCTGCTCTGATCCACTGAGCTAAAGGCAGTATCTTGTAAATTCAAATGTGCCTGTTCGGGAACAAATGAGTAATTAATAGATCATTTTGGACATATGTTCCTGTTCGGGAACACGTAGTCAGGACAAGGGGCGCTATAACCCTAGGCCAGACAAGTACAATAAGCACTAGCTGTGACCTATCCCTATTCCCTTGTGGACGATCAACCCCACTCACTACGTAAACATCCGTAGGTTAGCCCGAAGGCTAGGTCAGACGCTTATCCTTACGTCAAGTCAACTTACGTTAAGTCAACAATCTCACAGACGCCAGATGAACAAGCCATAGTTTGTGATCCTGATGTAGTGTCTTCCAACTCATACTCTGAAAGTTTAGACCAGTCAATAGCTGCTGGCATAACAGACAGTAGTTTCTCATACTCGTTCTTGCTAACCTCTTGGTAAGGGGCTTGCTGATAAGTATGCTCGTTGTATGGCAAGAAAGACACACCAGACATCTCATCAAAGTTCTTATAGACGAAAGCACCTACCTCAAACCACTCGTCACTGCGCACGTTGATAGTAACAGAGGGCTTATGCTCACACCAATTACGCTGATAGGCCAACCACATCTCTAGCTGGTCAATAGCACTAAGGTCAGCCGTTACCACTGCACCCTCTGGAGCCTTCATTGGGAAGCTAAACACTGTAGTCTGTGCAGGCTTCATAACATCAGGTTCAGATGGGATACCTTGGTCTTTCATAAACTGTGTAAGAGGGTCTTTATTGTCGCCTCGAACAGTCCTAATATAGTAAGCACTATGGCGAGCATGGATACCTGAGGCTGAGTCAACAAGTTGCGAGACGGTTCCCGATGGTTTAACACAAGTAATAGCAGCAGATACAGGAACGCCAAGGCGCTCAGCCCATTCAGCATTAGTAGTAATAGCGACATTTTTTAGATGCTCCAAGGTTTGAGGTAAGCCTGCATTCTTTGTAGTCATTAGGGGGTTGTCCATGATCCCCGTGAGAGACACACCTAGCAGACGTTCTTCTTCTGTGTTGGTTTGCCAAATCTTGCGCAAGTAGGGGAACTTGGTGTAGGTCGATTGGATAGTCCCTAGGATAGTTGCAATACGAACTTTATTCTCTAGTTGCTCAAGAGTGTCGGTTGCTCGAATTACGACCTCGGTTAAGTTGCAGAACTGATAGGGACGCAAGATAATCTCTGAGCAGGGGTTAGTACCAAAATCAAAGTCAGTCTTACGGCGACCATTCTTAGCTGCCTGCTTCTTAGATGCCTGACGATTGAAGATACCACGTTCACCAGAGCCTGATTCCACAAGGGCAGTCCATTCACGAAGGAAACTCACAGCATCTGGCTTCTCGGTATAGCTAACAGAGTTATTAGCCAGACCACGTTGAGGATTATTCTCCCACCAGCTACCAGACTTAGCATAGCGCATACGATCATCTGACAAGTTAGACAGAGAAATCATAGCACTACGACGAACACCACCAACTACAACAACTTCACCAATCTTACACATAATGTCATGGCATTCGATAGACGATAGCTTACGTCCCTTAGCTTCCTTGAACTTACCAATAACAAACTGGAACAAGTCAACCAGAGGCGCTGGGCCTGATGCACGACCACCAAAGGTCTTCAACTTAGCCCCAGCAGGACGAACCTTAGACGTATCAAACTTAGGAATTTCACCACTATAGAGCATAGCAATTAGCTTACGTAGTGCCTTAGCCCAACCCTCTTTACTGTCCTGCACAACGATGAGGTCTTCACTGTTGAACAGAGCATCTGGCACTTCTGGTAGTTTGTTTACATACTGACGCTCTACAGAGAAGCCTACACCAGTACCACACAACAAGATGAACATAGCCTCATCAAAGGACTTAGGGTCATCTACAGGCATGTATGAGCAGTTGTAGCCAGCAGTGTTATCACGATCTAGTGCAGGGCCAGCAGACATTACAGCGCGCATAGAAGGCATTACATCTAGGTTTAGGATAGCTAGATGAATTTCATCCATTGCCAAACCATTATCGCCAATCTGTGGGGCAACTACATTAGTCATATAACGCTGGACTGTCTCTCCCCAACTCTCACGGCGACCTTCTTGCTCTAGCCAACGTGAATAACGTGATGTTGCAATAAAAGACTGGTAGTCTGTTGGCAGGTAGTTACTTTTCATTATTATTCTTTCCTCGTTTTTCTTTATCGTATTCCAACCAAATCAACCTATCAATATCACAACGACTGATACCAATATCTCGTAAGGTTTTATCATCCAGAGCATTCAACTCTTTAATGATCCGACGATGTTCACGCCAAGTATTTAGATAGCGTAGCCAACGTATTGTCCAACTGTTGTTAAATCTTTTCTTCATACTAGGTCACTCAAATCCACTTTTGGGTAAACCTTGTTCTTGATAATCTTTCCATCTTCACGACGAAGGATAGAGCCATCAGGCTGTACACAACGACCAAGGTTGTTAGCATGGACACGGCGAATAGCTTCATCAAGATCATATCCACAGGCATTAGCATAACCATACACCACATAAACTAGGTCAGCTAGTTCCTTAAGATCGTCTTCTACACAAGTACCTTCAGCAAGCCACTCATCAAATTCCTCAATGACCAACTGTGTGTAAAGGGCAGTATCAGTCTTCTGATCTAGAACTTTACTAAACTCTTTAACCATTTCCATAACTGTCATAGCACTTTTCCCATCTGGTGCAATATTAAAGTATTCCCACATAATGCCATTGGTATCCATACCTCTGATGTCGTGGTCAGTAATCATACGCTTCTCCTGTTGTGTGCAGCATATAAACATTTGATACCCACATTAGACCGATCTACCATAAAAATACGTCTGGTGTGTTTTATTAGCATCAAATAGATACCAGCAGACATTCTCTTTACCCACGCCCTTACTGCCTTCAATCCACTTAACCCTACCTACAGAGATTACCTTAGCACAGTAGGTCATAAGCACAGCAGACTGTTTAGTGTGCATCCAATCCGCATCAAACAACAACCAAGTGGGGCATATATTTAGCCAATGCTCAATGAAAGGGTGTAAAAAGTCTCTGTTCCAAGGTGGGTTAGTGATACACATATCTACAGTACCATAGCCACCAAAGTCAAGGGTTAGGGCATCATTCTTAAACATACCCTCTGCTAGAGGCTCAATATCAGAAGCAAAGATACAATTACCATGACCCCCAGTAAGTTCTGCAATGTTGTCTATTAAGCGACCATCTCCAGCACAAGGTTCTACGTAATCGAATGTATACGGAAGGTGGTCAATCAGTGGTATCACAGGTTCTATCGGGGTAGTGTAAAAGTCTCTTGGTCTTCTCTCAAAGTCAGAGTACTTGCCCATACTCTTTCCTCAACGATTCCATAGAAACCCATTCAATATTATAATCACCATTCTGTACTTCACGCTTAATGACAACACCCTTACGCCAATCTAGGTTAGCCTGTCCAGCCCAAGTCTCATCAGCACCCTTAAAGCAGCCCACAACAAGCCCGTGGATAGGCTTACGAGCTTCCCCTTTGTAGTGGTAGTCAAACTTGTGGGTATGGCCTACAGTGACGCTACACGCTAGTTTCTCTACCAAAGAGCCACCATGATTTTTAGTTGCCATAGCTGCACCATAATTACCACTAGCTACATAGTGACCATAGATAATGCCATCGTATTCCACAAGAGCAGGGGCCGAATTATGGTATTCATGGTAGTCATCAAACCAATGGTCAGTCTGCAAATGACTAAAGGAAATACCATACTTGTCACCCTCTAGTCGTGGATCAGTTGCAAGAGCTTTCTTAATACGATTTTCATGGTTGCCTTCAAAACCAATGTAGCGTGGGCTTTTACGTTTGTTGTGACGGAACTTCCAACGCATACGTTCCATAGCATCATTGTAGTGTTCAATGTCAGCTTGATAGGATTGCGAGACAATAGCTTGTGGGTAACGAGTGTCGTATGTATTTAACGACCGCATATCAGCGCCATCACCCAAGTCAACAACATAATCAGGCTTTAGATCGTAGAGAAAGTCACCTAGCCAAGAGTAACGATCATTAGGGACTGCTGGGTCAGAGTGACCACAACTAAAGACTACTACTGTTTTACCACTCATCACTTAACCTCCAAAGGGCCAATGTTTACCTTAAAGTATTTGACTACTTCGAGGGCATCTTCTTCTGTATCATACCAGAAGTTAACTGTATCAATTACACCATCTTCTTCTACCATAACTACAAGCATAGCATCTAGGCCAATAGGAATACCACCTTCGTGTAAGTCATCCTCATCAAACTCATCACGTAGGTATGGCCCCTCTAGTACATCCCAGACCAGTATAGTACCCTCATTCGTTGTTTTTACCAAGGGCATAACCAATGTCGTATCCTTCTTTAACAGCAACCATAGACTCTTGCTTACACTGCTCAATAGTCGCCCAAATACGTTCTGCATACTCATGCTCATCAATTTCCTGTGGGCTATATGGTTCTCCCTTTAGGGCTAACCTTTCGTTAATACGATTAAGTAGTTTCATCTAACCATTCCTGTGGGATAAGTTTGTCAGCATAAAGGAAGCCATTTTTGTCACACCAATCAGCATAAGAAGTAGGAGATTTTTTCTGTAGCTTTGCATTAGAATTAGAAAAGACAAACCTAATATCAAACTCTGGGTGTTGCTTCTTAATCAATAAATGCTTTTTACGATCAGCACCTACAAATCTGCCCTTTGTTTCTACGATAATACCATTGGATAGTATTTTAAAATCTGGTGTGTAGGTTCTATTCTCCTGTACCTCATAGGCAATCTTTAACTTTTCATATTCATAAGCTACCCCTAAGTCTTGTAGTTGTTGAGATACTTTTTCTTCTAGACCAGACCTATAGCCATTCTTTATTCCGTGATAGGTTGACACCAAATTTCTCCTTCATATCTACGCAACCATAACAACCTAGCATTCTCTAGGACATGTTCTACATCACCCTCGTAGGCTTTTACAACAGCATCCCACAGTTCATTTTCAGTCTCACAGCCTTGTAGTATCTTATTAGCTTTTACTGGCCCTACGCCATGAAGACCACCGATGTTGTCAGCCCTATCACCCGTTAGTATTTGAGTGTAGAAGAACTTCATACCTTCCTCTGGGCTAACCTTAGACCACTCGTTACGACCAAAGTTAAAGTGCCAGCAGGGCAGTTGAAGCATATCCTTGTCAATAGAAGCTACGACACAGTTATAATTAAGGCTTGCAGCAGCTTTAGAGATTAGATCATCTGCTTCTTCACCTTGGCTTACAATAGCATCGTAACTGTCAATTAGATGGCCCCTACAGAGGCTTAGGTGGGTAGGCTTGGCAACTTCTTTTCGGTTACCTTTATACTCTAGAGTCTTAGCAATCTCGTACCTAAAGTTACCCTTACCTGTCAGATAGGTGTTGTAATCTTCAGAAGATGCAAATGGTACATCAATAGTTGCTTCAATAATGAAAGACATTAGATCATCAACTTTTGCCACAGCATCCTCTGGTGACTGATCTTGAGTAGCAAAGGCTGCTCTATAAGCTACAATATCACCATCTATTAGAACTTTACCTTTGCTACTCTCTGTCATTAGAAGCCACCCCAGACTACATCGCCATTACCTTTATCAAGACCTACATCTTGAACATAGCTGAACCCCAATGCTTGAACTCCATTAGTCAAGAACTGAGATACATCAGTCAAGTCTTCGATGTTATCCCAACTGTAGATTAGTTCACCATCAAAACCATCGGGGTCTTTCTTAAACTTTGCGTGAATAGTAACTTTCATTTTGTTTTAACCTTTTTGTTAATTACAATCATTACCCAAAGTGTTGCCAACCAAGTACCAAACGTATAAGGAATAGCCAGAGTTGGAAACAAAGTGTTTAGTGCAAGCAGTGTAAGAAGTGGGCCTACAGCAACAAATACAATTACTAGGATCACAACACCAATAATTGCAAGTGCATCTTCGTTATCTTTTTTCATACTAAAACCCCAATCTAGCATTAAGCTACCTTAAACATGTCATCAGCAGAATTATCGTAGTCGCCATTAGCCTCGTAAGGCACATGTTCTGTGACACCAATGTTTTTTAGACGCAGGCCAGAACCTTCTGCGTACATTTCAAACTGTACCATAGCCCGTGTACCATTACCTAGAGGGCCATCTTCTTGCAGAGACCACCACTTCTTGTTCTCAGAGCCATTAGTCAAGTCCACAACACCAACAGGGCCACCAAAGTTTACAGTCACATCCCCACGCTTCTTGTTCTCGAAGGTCTTGATGTTGTCTTTGACTTCACGCTTCAGTTTAATGAACTTACCGATACCAAAGTCTGCACTACCATCAAGAATACGCTGAGAGTTCATCGGGCTTGGGTTCATACCATCAGCGAGTAGTTGCTCAATCTGTTCTTCGGATGTGAAGTAAGCATTGACGATGTATTGACCGCCTTTAGCATGGATCGACTTCTGGGTCTTGTTGCCATTCTCGTCACCCATGTCGGCATTCTCTGGGAAGACTTTGGCGTACTCAAGAACCATATCCATAGTGTATTTAGCCATTCGGGTATTCCTTCACTGCGTTGTTGCCCTTTGGGCTTTTCATAAGGTTGTATATAACTATACGTTCATTTTTAGACTTCTTAGACGCTCCCCAAGAGGTATTTCTCATGGAAAACGCATTATCTTGTTAGGTGTTGCACAAAAGACTCACAATCTAGTGTATCTCCCCGTAAGTCTTCCCAAACTGTGCATCACACCCAAGGGGGACATTCAGCTTTACCTTCTCGTTCAGTTTAGCAGCAGCCCCGTGCATGATAGAAGCCACTTCATCTTGCTTACCATCTTCTACCAAAGCAATAATTTCGTCATGGAACTGCCCGATAGTCTTGATACCATTCTTACGACACAGGGCAACCCAAGTGTCAAAACAGAAGACACCTGTGCCTTGGTTCAGAGTAGAGAACCTATCCTTGTCACTACGCAAGTCATACCAGAAGTGTGACACAGGATTATACAGCCACATAGACCCGAACAGTTCCCTAGTACGCACACCATCAGAGACCTTCTTAATAGCCCAGTTACGCGCCCAGAAAGCATCTAGTAGGGTCTTAGCCTCTTTCACACTTAGACCTGTCCCACGGGCCAGCTTAGCCGCTCCTACGCCATATAAAGCACTGTAGTTTACCGCCTTGTAGGACTTACGAACTTTCTTGACCTCTGGCTTTTCTCCACGATTGTAAGCATCAATGTCATATTGAGTAATAACACCAGCAAACTTAGCAAGGTCGAGGTGAGGGTCAAAACCTTCTCGTGACATATCCTCTACGTAATCAGGGTCTAGAGGTTTCATGTAGTGACGCTTTGTAGTATCCTCTAGGCTAACCATATCGGCCCCAGCAAGAGTGTATCCCTCTGGACAGGTAAGAACCCCACGAATAACATCTCCATAGGGTTTATCGACTTTAGGCAAGTTCACTAGAGGCTTAGAGTGCTTGAAGCGCAGGGTGTTAGTAAATCCTGCAATCTCAGCCTTTAGATAACCATCTGGTGATACACAATCAAGAAAACCCTTCAAGACTGATGCACGATGGATAAGAACTGTTAGACCATCTAGAATATCTACAGCAGGGTCTACTTCATTCAACTCTTTAACGCTCTCACACAGTTCCCCATCGTCTCTTACTTGTTCGATCTGGCGTTCTTCACCCGTCTTCTTGTCACGTACAAACTTATAGGTTTGAGGAACCCAACCAAGGCCATGCAGCCAATCTTTGACCTGATCTGACGAGTTAGGGTTACCAAGTTCTTCACCCACCTTGACAACAAAAGATTGGGTCGTAATTGGTTGCTTATACTCTTTACACAGTTCTACCCACTTTTCCCCATGAGAGGATAGTTCCCCGTCTTTCTTACGCATAACCTTTGGCTGTGTTGCTACACGAGTAAGGATGTGCTTAGGCATAGCCTCTGCTAGTTGGACTACCTTCTCCTCTTTGAGTACCATAATCTCGTCGTAAGCCTTCTGTGCCATAGGAACGTCTAATTTCCACCGCAGGCTCTCTTGCTCCTTAGCACAATCCATTTTGAACGTAAGGTAGTCAATCAAACGATCTTTGTCTTGTTGCTCTGGATAGAGACGATTTAGCTTAATGTCCAAGTCACGCCATAGACGAAAGTTAATTTTCACGTCCTCACAGCATCGGTGGGCATAGTCTTCTGGTGTTAGGCTATTCCAATCAGTCACTACAGGCTTAGGCACTCCATACTCAATGCCATAGCCCTCTAGCCCATGCTTGATACGATCATGGTTAAGATACCAAGACAAGGCTAGGGTGTCGATCAGACGGGCCTTAACCTTAATGCCCAAGACTTTTTCCACTGCTGGGATGTCAAACCTAACTTGATTATGAGCAATCAATACGTCAGCTTTGTTGATAAAGGTCCGCATCTCGTCGTAATCGTGAGTATGGTGAACTTCGTTAGTGCCAACTTCCTGCCAAGAAATAACATGGATTTTATCTAGCACGTCTAGAAGACCATTGGTCTCTATGTCCCAAACGTAATTTTTCATACTTCCCTCAACGTAAACGTCTCTGTATTAAAGCGTAGCATACCAGCATTACCTTCTTCTGAACAAGGGCGGTTCTTCTCTACCCTGATGTATGTAGTGTTGCGTTCCTCTAGGCTATCGGCTTCCTTGTCACGATGCAAATCAATAATAACTGATGCACGTTGACCAATCATCTTGCAATACTTGGGGTCACCATTGTCATTAGTATGGGCAATAGTAACGATACCAACATTAAGTTCAGCAGCAAGTTTAGATAGTCGAACTGATAGGTCAGCAAGCATTTGTTCCTTACTTTCCTCTGATAGCCCAGCAACAACATCTTGGATAGGCTCAAAGAACACAAACTTACAGCCCGCAGCTTGACTAAAGAACCTGATCTGGTCGATTAGATCGTCAGCACCTTGACCATCACTAAGATAGAACTGGTAAAATAATTCATCTTTAGTCAGTACCTTAATGGCTTCTACCACTAAATCTTCTGCCTGCTTTTCTTCAATCAAATCCCTACGTGTCAAGTTGTCTTGTAACTCGTAAGACACTAGGCCAAGCAAGGTACGTAGTTTAGTTTCTTCCAAGTGCCACGCTGCAATAGGGATGCCACGCTTGAGCATATTATATTCAAGAAACCGCATAACTTCCGTTTTACCAATACCTGTAGGAGCTTTAATAACTGTGAAGTGCCCTTGCATCAGGCCCATGATCTTATCGTCTAGTGCTTGGATACCAGTTGGTACATATTGATGTTCAGGGGTGTCATGGTAGAGAGACAAGAACTGGTCGGTAGTATTCAACACATTTTCAGGTGTGTATTTCTTACAGTTCCACCAAGCACTTTTAAACTCTGCTGCTGCACCATTCTGTAGAAACTCATTAGCATCTTTGTACTTACTGTGATCTACACGATAGACTTTGTTGGGAAACATCTTAGCAATCTTGTCTGCAACACTATTACCAGCTTCATCATTATCTACAGACAACACAATGTTCTCGAAGCTGTTCAACCAATCATGGCAGTTATCCCAGAGCTTCTTAGAGGGGTTAGCAGAGGGCAGAGACACTACAGGGTTAAGGTAGCTACTCTTGAGCATCTGTGCCACTGACAGTGCATCTAGCTCACCCTCTGTAATCGTAACCTTCTTAGCACAACCAGCAGTGAACATATTCATACCGAATAGCTCATCACCTTTAAAACCATCCTTAGCAAAGAACTTCTTTTCTGCTAGGGTACGAACCTTTTTCCCACCAGAGGGGTAGACATATTCTTGCTGATCCCCATAGGTCAACACCCCAAATTCTTCCATAGTCTTTTGAGTAATACCACGTAGGGGGATATACTTACCCTCAACTAAATTCTTTGGGACGTAACTGGTATTGTTGGCAACATAATCAAGCACTTTATTGCTACTATCCAAATCTGAATACCTTCCTTTTTTGTTGCACTTAAAACAATTATATACGTTCTTATCCTTATCGTAATTAAAGGCGTCAGAAGATTCACAATACGGACAAGGTTGATGAGTTACATTTACCAAATGTTTTTCTCCTTTATTAGCACTCGTCCATTTGACGAACAGTTTCTTGTAAACCTTCCGCTTGCATAGCTAGTTTATCACGCAGTTTTTCTGCATGGTCTGGATCAAGTCTTTTTATAAAACCAAAGGGAAGAAGAACTTTAACAACCTTGTTGTCTTTATCTTTTACTGATTCTCCCTGTTCATCTTTAAGTGGGTATAGATACTGTTGTTCACCAATAGGAACCCCAGACTTTTTCTGGTAAGCACGGCGAGCGTTGATGCAAGATTCTTTGACGCTGTTTACGCCACGATCAATGACACGGAGTGTGTTGTATTCTACGTCACGAAGACCAAGTTTAATGTGGTGTTCATCCACACTTTGTTGTGCAAACTCAAGTTTCATTTGAGCATACTTTTGTGTCTTGTTAGCCATTTTGTAATCCTTCAGTTTACCACTTTAAGGTTGGGTTTAGTTTCCATGTAACCAGCGATTTCATCATAGTTTTTGTTGATTATCTCAGCAAGCATTAGCAAGGCTTCAGCTTCGTACTTCTGCATACGAACACTCCTGTGCAGTTGAGCAAGCATATGATACTCAATCTCTTTTTTACCCCCAAACAAACGCAATCTATTGAGAGAGATCAGAATAGCAGTGGCAGCACTACTTGGGTTAAAGTCTTTACCCAAAGTCTCATCCAGTTTACGTTGATATGCAGCATCAATGGGCTTAACCCCACCAAGGCGTTCTAGTTTTTCATCATCTGTAAGGCCATTGAACTCAATAACAGCTTCTTCTGCACGACTAAGGGCTTTTTTAGCTGCCTCTCTTGGCTTCATAGTACCTGACGACACAGCATCACGAAGGTCTTCGTTACCTTTCTCAGCAACCTTCTTGTAACCTTCCTTAGCTTGTTTGACATCAGCTACCTTTACAGGTTCTTCTGACGACATAAAGTCTTCTACAAGTTCGTCAGGGACAGAGTCTGCTGATAACTCAATAAGGACTGAAAATTTTGGCTGTTGTAAAGAAAAATTTACATCGTTGAAACGAGAAGCTACCTTCCTTAAATTGTAGTTATATTGTCGGCTAAGTTCTGGAAACTCTTGCACACACCAATCGTGAAAAGCATTATTACTTGTGTGCATATCACGACCCTCTTGAAGGGCTTTTCCAGCTTTAATGATATTCTCTACTGCACCAAACAAGTAACGACGAACATCAGAAGCAACATCAGCAAGTGTCCTTGCCTTTGCCTTAGTCGTCAACGCATCCAAGTATTCCTCATCATCCATGTTTTTCTCCTATAGTATGTACTTAAGTCTTAACTTAAGTTTCTTTTACTAGTTCTAGTTATCAAAACTTAAGACTAAAACTTAAGTACTGTACTTGCTTATACGTTCATTTTCTGACTTCTTAGACATCACGAATTGTTACATAAGTGCTTGACGTAGCTTAGCTAAGGCAGAGGTTTCATGCCTAGACACCCACCTCTGGTTAGTTCCCATAACCTCAGCTACCATATCTTGTGTCATATCATCTAAGTATCGCATCTTGACGATAATCATTTCTGTTGTGTCTAGTGTCTTTTCTGCAACAGATAGTACATGGGTATGGTATTGTTGATCCTCGAAGGCTGTAGCATGGTCTTTAGTAAAAGCTGTGTCTTCCCCTAGACCTTCTGTCACATCAGCCATAGCGGCCATTAGAGAGACAAAAGTGCCTTTGGCTACCCCAGTCAAGCTACCTACGCCAGAGCCACTAGAAACGGCCTTAGAGGCTCTCCTAGAGGCCCATGTACTTGGGGTGTTGACTGTCTTAACTTTTATGTTAATGTAGTCGTTCATCGCACGTCTTACAGAACTTACGTAAACATCCTTATCATCACAATCTTCTGCCTTAAGTTCGTAGCAACACAATACCCCAACACTAACAAGGTCATCGTAGTGGTTCTGGTTACGATACCTACCAGCTAGGCTTTTACATAGGCTTACAATTTCATTGCTATTCAATAGATGTTCCCTCGTTAATATCGTCAGGTTCTTGTGATAGATACTCCCCACGATCAGACACAGCTTTAAAACCATCTTCTAGGTCTAGGCCATACGCTGCACAAGTTACGATAAAACGTAAACCAACAGATGAAATTAACTTAGTGGCAGCAGCATCAACCTCAAAGGTCATAAGAGAACTACCACCCTCTGTAACAGTTTCTTCTACAAACTGAATGTGACCTAGTTCTTTTTGCGTTTCTTTGTCTTCCATCATATTATCTCCTTATATAAACTTCTAATCCCCAGAGGGAATACCATAGTGAGCAATTAGATTATCACGTGTACGCTCCATCGCCTTGAAGTCTTTCTTGTTTCACCACTCAGGGTACTCACTCCATGTCCCAACATACTCGTCAATCGCTTCCAAGATTTCTGTGAGCAGTTCCACAGCAATACTGGCTTTCTGATCTGCATCTAGTCCACGCCATTCCAACTTGTACTTATCCATATCTTCTTCTCCTGTTAAGTGAGGGCCATTACATTTCCAAGGTGTCACACAGTTGGGACACATATCATTCTCTAGGTCATAAGTCATCTGGTATCCACTTAACCATAAGTCCATCATACCCTTTATTCTTTATTTGAACAAAAGCACGTTCAACAACTAGTACATAAGTACAATTACTATAGCCCTCATCAATAAGTGTCTTACTTGTATGACTATATAGGTACTCCTTAAGCACATCCACTACTGACTCTATTCGTTCTATTGGCACATCCACAAAAAGAATATTCATTATCCTACCAAAGCCCTTTATGAAATCATCAAGATGTTATCAAACATATTTGACAGCAAAACCACAATCGCCCAAGCAAGGTATTTAATTTCTTTTAGGTCATCCTTTGTAATAACCGCTGCGGCTACGTTTAAAGTAAAAACCCCCAAAGCAAAGAGGTCTACGATAATGCTAAGGTTCATGTTTGTTCTCCCTTGTTACAAATAGATAGAAAGTCTTCTCTTGTTACCGATCTGATCTGTTCAGATAGGGTTGAGTATTCATGTGTCCAAACTGGACGACCAAGTTTTTTCTCCACATACTCTGCCATATCTGTAAAACTGCCACAGAGTACACCTGTATATGCGCTGATGATAGCTGCTTGTTCTTTAGTCAGTTTTTCACTCATTCTAATAGTGCCTTCCATGAATATGGGAATAGTTCCTGCATATGTTCACTGATCTGATCTGCAACAAGGCGTGTCTCATACTGTGTGTCTTGCTTGCAGCGTAGCTTACACATATCAGCGAAAGCGTCAAGTGATCCTGACCAGTACCATTCAGTCATTGTTGATTGAGGTAGAACCATTCGTGCTTGTTCTGGTGCTACTCCATCCCTAAGGAGTTCATTGTACACGGAGCAAGCAATATCTTGGTAGTCCACGTAAGTAGCGCAATCAAGTACATCATTGTAACCAGTACGAACAAGAGTTGCCTCTGTATATACAGACTGTTCAGATGATCCTTGTTTCTTGTCAGCACTACGTCCACGCCAGACTTCAGGCACATAGAACTCAGGTTCATCATCAACATAGCGCCGACTGACCTCGCTCCAACGCATGAACTTATGTTTAACCAGTTGACGAGCAACAAAGATTGGCGCTTTGATATGAAACGATGCAAAAGAATGGCCAAAGGGTGCGAAGTGTTTATGCTTGGCCAGATACTTGATTAGCTTTGCGTCTTTCTCATACAGTGGTGGGCTATCCTTCCAAGCAGGGTTCCACTCAGATTTCTTACCAAAGGATACCCGTGCTGCGTTTACAGTTGTAAGATCACTTCCACAATGATCTAAATAATTAACTTTAATTTGCGACATTTTTCATCCAATCTAAAAGACTCTCTAGTATTTCTACTGTAACATTATTCTTTAGTCTGTTTGCCTTCCTAGACAACCAATGTACATTCCCTTTTACATATCCAAGTTCTGGAATAAACCTATCTAGTTCTGCGGCATACTCATCTTTTCTATCTGTAACCAAGTTTATATCTACAAGTAGGACTGGGCAACGACCGCTCCAAATCTTTTCAAGATACTCTGGATCGAGATTAAAAGGAATACCTAACCCAGTGGCCCTGCTTTTAGCTCTAGTGCATCTATGCAGGAATGGGTTATTTTCTCTGTGTGACTTATACCTAGACCTTTCAATATCATTTGCGCACGACTTGCAATATGGCCTTAATCTACCAGAACGATCTTTCCTAACTGGAAACTCTCTGTCTTCCTTTTCACACCTACAAGATTTACAAATCAAGGTCAGACCCCATGCTGTCGATCAGTGTAGCCTTAATCATTTCCACAAATTCCTCCAAAGATTGCGTGCAACATTGAGTGTTACAAATACTGTAACGACAACAGCACACTGAATAAGAGTTAGTACCATAATCTCAAGCATAGTCTCAATCATTTGAAGAAACTCCGTGGAAAAGTGTATGCTGTCACAAGAAAGCTAAGAGGGCCAACCATTACACTTACGAGTATAATAATTACATCGTCAAGATTCTCAATTAACGGGTCAGACTTTACATCAAACCAAGGGTAATCTTTGTCTATGTCCCGTCTAATAACAAATAGCGCGTGGATACCACCAGCAAAACCAATTAGCATCCAGATAATAAACCAGATCATGTTATCACCATTCCTTTCTTACTTTCCAGTAAATCCAACATTCCATGCAGTGGCCTTCCCCAAGAAAGAAGTCAATAGGCTTGACTATATTGGGGTAGCCCCTGCGTTGCCAGTCATAGTTCCTAGCACTGAACGTCTGGTTATTGCTACCACCAAGGATAACATTTAGCAAGACGCTCAGTGCGACGACTAGATGATTAAGATATTTAAGCATTGTCTGTAACCAAAGTTTTCATGTTTACTCCTTATAAAACAGATGGTTACCATAACCGCCTATAAGTGTCATATGTTCAGCCCAGTAGGGTTTAGTGTCTCGTGTGTGAAAGTTTGTAGCTGTAGTACACAAGATACAACCATGTTCGAGGATTTCATAGGCAAGGGTTAAAGATTGAAGGAAAGCCTCTGGCTCTTTAATAGCTAGGTCTTTATCGTTTGTCCAGCTAAATTCTCCATCCTCAAATACTGTTGCACAAATGTCAGCCTCTGCGCCTGCAATGTTCATAGTAACTTCTGCAACCAGTATCTGACCATCAATAGGTTCACCCCTAGCTTCAAAGTACATGTTACCTGCAAGGCACAGTGCTGCTAAGAACATTACGTTTCTCCTTTAAGTTCTTTGTATGTGGTTACGATACGATAGACACCAGCTTCCTTAGCCATGTCTTCCTCATCAGGGTTGAGCATATAGATAGCTTCATCCAAAGCAGCTAGTGCCTTAGTCAGCTTGTCTTGTAGTTCATCGCGTTGATCCTCTAATTCACGTGCTAAGATAGGTTTCCCATCCTTACCTATGTATCGGTATTCAGTCATTCCCATAGGCCCATCTCCTCTGCCATAATCTCATAGTAGTAGTCAGTCTTTACCTCAAGGCCCGCCCGAAGATATGGAATGTGGTGAAAAAAGATTGCAACAATCACCATCAAATATGTAAACGCTTGTAGGTTTTTCATTATCATGTTTCCTTTTTTACAGTGACTTCACCATTGCAAATATCCATACGCATTATGACACTGTTGTCTGTTGCTGCACGCTTTGCTGCATCTTGGCTAGTCCAAATGTTTCCAATCCTATCTCCATCATAGAGATTAAACCAGTAGGATTTTACCTTTTGTGCTGGCTTACCACGATACACTACATCCTTCTCCCAAAAAGGATCGCACCCTTTCCAAGTGTAGTTCATACGGCTGCAATACTCTATCCCATGAGGCCATGCCTTTAGTGTAGCCTGTTCCTCTGGTGTAAGCAAGCCATAAGGAATACGATTAGTTGTTACATCGAATGTCATTATGTTTCCTTTGTTAGAGTGGCAACACCATTAACAATATCTACTCGCATTAGGACACTACAGCTTGGACGTGAGCAGGATGCGGCAACTTTTTGATCTGTCCAAAAATTACCTACCTCATCCCCCTCATAGATATTAAACCAGTAGGATTTAACCTTAGGTGCTGGTTTACCACGATAGACATTGCTATTAAACCACGCAGGGTCATAGGGTTCCCATTCTTTTATCTCCCAGTAAAAAAACTCCCAACCATGAGGCCATGCCTTTAGTGTAGCTTGCTCCTCTGGTGTAAGCAACCCATAAGGAATACGATTAGTTGTTGGATCAAAGTTCATGGTTCACCCCCATTGGATAATCTGATAAGACATTCTTGATAGGCACTGTCAGTATAGTTGCTGCACCTCTGCCCAAACGTGCCGCCTAACACAATGATGACTACTAGAATCTGAACAATAATACCAAGGATAAAACCAAGGGTAAAGATGTTCATGCTGTCACCTCTGCCCAAACGTGCCATCTGATACAACGAGAATCATTACAGTACAAATAATAAAACCAAGGATAAAACCAATGCTAAAGATATCACCTTTGCTCATGCTGTCACCTCTCTCATTGCACGATCCCAATCACACTTGCCAGTATCCCGCAGGATTTCCACCGCTCGTGCTGCCTGTTGTGGTGTTGCATTCCATCCACAATCATGTCGTTCTGGGTAGCAGAGTTCCTCAAGTTCATCCCATGTTTCATCACCAACTTTCACCTCATAGGGTAATAGTGTAGCCACTGCATATTCCAAACCAAGAGGTCGAGTTTCAGGGTTAATGTGATGCACCCACCCACCAATGCAGCAGGCTGTCCCACACTCAAGGTCGGTGTACTTGCTATCCTCTAGGGTGTGGCGCATATCAAACCCCATGCCATCCTCAGGTTCGTCATTGTTCAAGCTGCGCAGTAGGTCAGCTAGGTCTGTCAAATTATTCAGTCGCATATCTTTCTCACTATTCATTCCAAGGTGTTTCAAGTTCGCGGTAGTTACCAAGGTGTATCTCTCGCACGTTCAGTGGTTCAATATATCCATGACGGATCAGCGCAGAGAAAAACTTTTCATGTATATCATACATATATTCACCCTTGGCTTCCATCTCCTTTGCTTCTTCGTTTAGCTTTGCCTCGATACCTTTCAAAGTATCTGCTGATACATCTTGCATAACCACAAAGTGACCACATACACTATAGTCAGAGTAACACCCACTAGAAAAGAAAATCATATCATCTGCGTTTAGTTCGTTCATGTCTTTCTCCTTATCAAACAATACTTAGGACTTTATCAAGCATGAAACTTTTCCACTGCTGGCTAGATAGTTCATATACCCTTCCACTCGTAAAACTGTTCTGCTATTTTTCTGGCAAACATTGCAGCAGTGAAACACCCAAAGCTGCCTAAATGCAACTGTTTATTGTCCACTCGAATTGAAGCATACCACCTGAACCTACTCTTGTGCCAATAAACCCCGCGACGACCACTGGTGTTACGGGAACTTACTTTTGCATTTCTCTGGTTAATTTGGTTACCCGCTTCACGTAAGTTTTCTATTCTGTTATCAGATTTCACACGGTTGATATGGTCAATCATATCTTTAGGCCAAACTCCGTAGACAAAAAAACCAAGCAAGTCTGTGTGCAAGGTAAGGTGTATAGTTATAAGTTATTGTGATATAATCATGGTTGTTTGTCCCCGCTTGTTTACCCAACACAACCCCCTTTCTCCGCTCTATCCAAGTAAACTCCCCGCTATCACTGTTATAATTTAACCCTTGAAACTCAGGTCTTGTATAAGAACTCATAGTATTTCCACCACACGGTCACTATAAAAGGATTTCCATGACTTCTCTTGCAAAGACCAGATAGGCACTTGTCCACGGGATTTCATAGCTTCCCCTTGTGCAACACCACGTTCAGAACCAACAATCTTGCTAGAGGGTTTGAATAGACCATTGACTGTACGAATAGTACCATCTGCCTTGATGAACTTTACTGTGGCAATCTTAGTGCCTTTCTTTTCGATAAGCTCTTGAACTGTCTGGATAGTAAGCATTTGATTCTCCTTATTACATTGCATCGTGTACTTCTTGTAGGATACTGATTAACTCTTTTACTCCACTCTTACTAAAACCACTATCCCACTTATCCTCATAGGCCGCTCCAATTACAATGTCAACGCCCGCTGTATGAGTCAAAGGGACGATAGATATATAAGAATAATCTAATCCATAATAGTTAATTGTCTCAAGGATAGTAGTTTTTGTCTCTGTCTTTACGAATTTACTCATCTGATTCTCCTTAGTTAATTCGTTTAGTTCTTGCTATTATCTATACTCGTTCTCGAACCGATTGTAAATACTATTTTCGTACAGATTGATAATTTCCTCGTATAGGTGGATACTGACTGACCTGTTACGCATAGGGTTATAGATGTCAAAAATGTCTACGTCAAACCACGGCGGCTCATCTGATCCCCAACTAGCACTACCACCAGAGCTAACCTTAGCGTAAACATCAATATCAAATTCACAGTTACGTACTTGTACAGTCATTGAAACACACTCCATGTTATTCTCCTTATGCCAGAGCTTTAGAGCTTACGAGGTTATTAACTAGGAAACCATCAATACTTTCCCCAAACACTTTGGATACCCAATTACACACACTAGCGTATTCTGCATTTTCCCTCGTACCCTCTGCCCATACCCACTTACATATGATACCCTCGATTTGGATAATTTCATACTTCTTGGTGTCAGAGAACTGTAGGGTAATCTCTGCGTCTACTGGGTGACTGCTGTGTGTCATTTTACTTATCCTTGTGTGGAATTGCAAACTCGTGTTCAACCCACTTTACTTGACCTTTTCTTGGCCCTGCATAACATTCAAGCAGAACCTCACTAGCATACTGTGAATGGGTGTTTTTCCACTGTAGGTCAACAACAACAAACTTGTTACCTGCTTTATCAGATAGCTTATCGCCTGCTACCAATGCAGTTTCTTTAGATATGTTGTAGTTCATTTTAGCGCACCTTCTCTGCCAGAGTTTCATATTCAACAACATCAACCAGATCATCCAGTTTAGCGTGGATTTCTTTCAGGCTGTCCTTGATACGATCCATGTCATTTTTAGCGTCAATCAAGTAAGAAAACAGGTTTTCAATAGTTTTGTCTTTAGGGTAACCTTCGAGCTTGCTCACATGGTTTACATTGATACCACGATCAGCATCCTCAATATATTGCCCAAGGATGCACTGGGTTTGCTTCAGATCAAACATGATGTCTTGGATGTCTTTGGTGATGATGCTGGTCATTGTGTCTCTCCTACTTGATGTTTACTATCTTGCTGAGTTTTACTTACAGCGATTCGGTCGGGATGTCAACAACAAAATTTTCTCCTGAACAATTTCTTCAATACTCCAGTATTTCCACTGTACGGGTGCTAATTTCCATCATAGGGGTCTTCAGAATCCCTGAACAATTTCCATCGTAGGGGGGTGAACAATTTCCATCGTAGGGGGTCAGGCAATTTTAGCTAAAATATACGAAAGTATAGCCAATCTATACAAAAGTATAGTTTCATGATTCGTTCTGCTGACATATGCTAAATTGGTGTCAATATATGCAAAAGTATAGTCAACCTATCCTATACTTGACTCTAGCCCAGCCTCCCCGTTTTTTGCGAACTCAGCCGATTCGGCCTGCCCCTAGGTAGTGCTGAATTTAAAATAGAATAGCACCGATTCGCGGTCGAGTCAATGCCCTATCGGTGATCTATCGGTGATCTGTAGGCCTGCCCTATCGGTGCACTTTCGGTGAGCTGGTGGGCT